GTGTAGCCAAGTAAACCCATTTCTTGATGAATAGGCTGCACCTGTCCCAAAAATAACGTGACCCGCGTTTGCTTGAGTGTCGTTAGTTTTGCCCACCAACAGGTTGCCGCCTGATAGTCGCATTACTTCATCGCTGGCAAAGCTAACATTGGCATCATCTCCGTTTGCGTCTAGTGCAAAAATGAGTGAACCGATGCCATAAGAACCTTCTCTTTTTAATCCAATTGCGGCTTTACTTCTTCTGTCTCCACCGTGAACACCAAAATACAAAGGTGCGATGTCGTTGTTGCTGCCGTGTGAGTTTTGTATTTTTATGCCACCTTCTTGGCTACCCTCACCTGTAATGCTAAAATCAACATTTAGCTTGTTAGTGGGCACGACATTAATACCCACGTTGCCTGATGAGTTTATGCGCATGGCAAAGGTCGAAGCATAAGCGCCGCTACCTACAGATTTACCAGTATAGAAATCTAAACCGCCAGCATAACCATTTTCTGTAAAAGAACGTATTTCCCCCATATCGTAAATACCATATTGCGCTCCAGTTGTATGAGCTTTACGGAATATAATTTTATCAATATCGCCACTAGAGGCTGTGCTTTCAGAATTTATCTCTATACTGCCGGTTACGTCTATGCCTGTGGAGGTGGTGGCTAGTTTTAGTGCGTTGTCATAATATAGCTCTACCGCACCATCGGCCAAAAAACGACCCATACTCTCAGTCGTGGTTTTGTTTAGCAGTATGCCAGTGCCATCTGTAGTAATACGAAGTGGGCCTTCTCCGACATCACTGATATAACTATGACTGCCATCATGATAAATCTGTAAATCACTGCCAGCGCCGAAGACTGCCTTGTCGCTGTCGCCGAAGTTGATGTCAGCAGAAGTAGTCATGCCGTCTGTAGTAATTACTCCAGTAACGTCTATGCCTGTGGAGGTGGTGGCTAGTTTGACTGCGCCGTCATAAAATAGTGATACCGCTCCATTAGGCACGGCAGTTATCATGTTTTCCGTGTCCGCGACATTATTAACAGCGAAGTTTTCAGCCTGTATTTTTAATGAGCCAGTACCAGCGTCAACGATACGACTCGCGCTACCGTCATGGTACAGCTGCATATCCTGCGAATTGCCTAACTCTATTTTCTCATTGTCACCCAGCCGGATACGATCAAATTCAGTTTGATCCGCTTGTACTTTGACGTTGCCGCCGCTTCTGACAGCAATCAAAAAGTCTGTGGGCAGTAAGCTGCCGCCATCTGATAATTCTGATATCTTGCTCATTTGTTTTTGCTCCTAACAGCATGCTGATGCCGCGTTCGTAATTTGTTTGTTTGATGGTAAGTTTGATTAGTCACAATTAAGCTCCTCCACCAAGCGGCCCGATATTTGTCAAAGTGATATATACACTTTCTCTTGTGATCGCTGATGTGTCGGTATCTGTGATCAGCACTTCCCAAACGCTTACAGAAGGCGTACCCATTGCAACGGTTGCTGAAAATGTTGGCAGTTGCGTTGTCGTACTGCTGATAGTTGGCTCGTTGCCGCTCGTGGTCGCTTGCAAAGTCCAAGCATACGAGTAGTTGCCTGACCCGTTGTAATATGTGTAAGACAAGTTCGAGCTTGATGATGTGACGGTGACGGGAGAAGAGCTGGTGCCAAAAACTGTTTGTGAAAAGAAGATAGCAGCATCAAACGTTGCTATTGATGAACCTGCTTGCGCCTCGATAACAGCGTTGATGTATACGCTACCATCGTCTTTCACATAAAACAGCCCATTAGCTGCTGTCTTCGTTCCAGTTCCATACCAGATTGGAAAGTCGCCAGTGTCACTCACTTCTACGCGGTAACCTGACGCAGCAGTTTTAATTGTGCCAGCGGTTATCGTACCCATGTCTGCGCTGATTGCTGACAAGCTGGTCACGTTGACCTTTTCCGCTGTCACCGCATTAGCAGCAATTGCTTCTGCTTTGACAGATCCATCGACGATCAAGTCACCACTGATAAAGTTTGTTATCGCTGACCACGTTGCTTCAGTTGAAGTAGCACCGGCAACTGTACAGATCCAAGCGTAGGTTGTGTCGGGATCTGTGGTTGTGTCTGTGCTGATAACTAGATCGTTTACTTTCGCCAAACGCCCAGCGACAGTATTAAATTCTGCGTTATCTGGAGCTGCGCTATCGTCTGTTGTCACGCGCCAGAAACTTGGTATGTCATGTTGAGCTGCGGACACAACGCCAGTGACATCACTCATCACTTGGTCAGCATTTGTGATAACACCGTCAGCATCTGAAAGAGTAGCACCGCTTGTAAGCGTGAACGTTGACGCAGTTACATTTCCGGTTAGTGTTGCACTGCTTGCTGTTAATGCTCCTGCCGGAGTGACTCTAAACTCTGCATCATCAAAGGTTGTGTTTCCTAAATAGATTCCGGCACTGTCAGCACTGAATACCGCTTCGCCACTACCGATGCGAATGTCATTTGAAATAGTTGCGCTGTCAGTGATTAACGAACCAGCAGTCACAATGCCTGCGACATCTAAATTACCCGCAGGCATTGTTCCGGTAACGTTAGCGCCGTCAAATGTGAAATCTGTTGAAGCATCAACAGTGCCAGTTATATTGACACTTGCAGCAGTCAAAGCGCCTGCGGGCGTTACTCTGAACTCTGCGTCATCAAAGGTTGTGTTGCCAAGATAAATACCAGCACTGTCAGCACTGAATACGCTTTCGCCACTGCCTATTCTTATATCGTTTCCGATTGTCGCAGAGTCTGTAATTATATTTCCCGCTGTTACGACACCAGACACATCGATGTAATCGGCAAGGATGGTGCCTGTCAAAATATTGCCGCCAGAAATAATCGTTGTCGTGTCCGTGAGGTCGTTTTCAACAATCAGATTGCCAGCGGTTATCAACGCAGATGCGACACTAGACGCGTTTATTTGCTCTGCACTGACACTACCATCAACGAGCAAATCACCGGACATGAAATTAGTGATTGCTGACCACACTGCTTCAGCCGTTGCCGTGCCAGCAGTTGTGCAAGTCCAGCCGTAGGTGCGGTTTGGCGTTACTGGATCTGTCACGGTCGTGTCAGTTGTGATGACTAGATCGTTGACCTTTGCCAATCTTCCTGCAACGGTGTTAAATTCAGAGTTTGATGGCGCTTCATTATCATCTGTTGTGATACGCCAAAAACTGGGGATAGCGTGTTGATTAGCGTCAATGATACCAGTGACCGCTGACATTAGTTGCTGCGCGTTACTGATTGCACCGTCAGCATCAGATAGCGTTGCACCGGTTGCAAGCGTAAACGATGACGCTGTCACGTTCCCGGTAAGTGTCGCGCTTGACGCAGTTAAAGCGCCAGTTGGCGAAACTTTAAACTCAGCGTTAGCAAATGTTTCATTGCCTAGATAGATTCCGTTTTCATCTGCGCTGAATACACTTTCGCCAGACCCAATTCTAATGTCGTTTGAAATCGTAGCGCTACTCGTAATCAATGACCCTGCGGTGATTACCCCGGTTACGTCTAAATAATCAGCAGACACAGTGCCAGTAGTTACTAGATCACCGCTCACAACAACGTCAGTTCCAAAGTGAACTTTCTGCGCTGTTACAGTAAAAGGTTGAACTGGATTCGCGGCTGTTGATGATGGATCAACGATGCTGAATTGATCAGCAACAACTGCAAACTCGCTAAACGGAGTTGACCCAGATGTTGTGGAAAGCAAACCAAATCCAGCAATCCGATTGTTGTTGTCAATCTTGACCGTGTAATTTGCCTCAACCCCATCGATTGATTCGCTCTGCGTGCTGATCGATGTCGTGTTGCCGCCCACGGTTGTTGTTAGCGATGTTAGATCCGTTGATATTGTGCTGACAGCGCCATCGATGACGCTTACCGATGTCGATAGATTTGATAATCCGGTTGCGGTCGCGCTTACCCCATTTGCGGGATCGTTGACGGTTGATTGTAGCGCGGTTATGTCGCTCGCCTGAGTCACCAGGGAATCTTCACTAGCAGTTGTGCGCACTGTCAGCGCTTGCGTAGCTGCTGATGACGCAGACACAAAATCGGTCAGCTCTTGCAGATCCACGGTGCCGCTAGTTTCAAGATCAATTAAATCGTTGTTTTCATCTGCCGCTTTAGTGCGATAGTTTAGATCGGTCGTGTAAGTCGCATCAAGCGAAGTGACAGCACTTGAATTGATATCAATATCGTCTTCCGCTGTTGTCACCCGCGTGCTTAATGCGGTTAATCCTGCTGCGTTAGCGGCAACACCGGTTGCGCCATCGTCAACGGTAGACTCAAGTGCCGTGATGTCGGTTGACTGCGTTGTGATCGTGCTTTCCGCAGAAGTGACCCGTACATCGAGCGCGTCCAAAGCGCTAGATGATGCCTTCGTGCCGATGTCCGTTTCAGCTTGATCCAGATCCGCTGTTAGCGTGCTTATATCGCTTGACTGCGTTGTGATCGTGCCTTCTGCTGTTGTCACTCGCGTGGTTAGATTTGATAATCCGGTTGCGTTGGCAGACACTCCGGTTGTTGCATTATTGACCGTGGATTCGAGCGCAGTAACAGATCCGCTGAGGCTGGTTAAGGAATTGCCTTGACTGACCGTCAATGTATTGAGCGCGGTTATAGATGTTGAGTTCCCGCTAACATTTGTGTTCGTCGTGGCGAGACTGCTTGTAAGATTAGTGATGGCGCTCGCGTTGCTTCCTATGCGCGGATCTTCAAGGCTGACCCACGCTGAACCAGTCCAGTAGTACGGATGGTTGTCATCGTCTGAGTCGTACCACCGTGAAAAATCAGGGATAGGATTGGGAATGCCGCCTTGACCCGGAACAGGTGCAGTTGTCTGAATGTAAATATCAGAAACGCCAGAGGTCAGATCCACAATCGTGTTTTCTAGGTTGCTCAGTCCCAGCGATACGGTATTAATATTACTCTGAATAACGGCATCTTGATTGCTGACATAAATTGCAACATCGCCAAGGTTTTGAATGTCTACATCTGCGCCAGTTTCGAGATTAAGAACTTCACCGGCCTCAATTTCTACTTCTAGAATTTGCTGCGCTAAAACACTGTTCAACACATCGCTTTCTTGTACTACTGTCGTTCCATCGCTTGCAAAAACATCTTCGCCCAGCTCTGCGCCAACTGTCGCATTGTCCTCTGGTGCATTTGGAGATCCGCTAACATCTTCCCAAACTACGCGCCCAACTGTCGCGAATACGCTCGTATTCGGATCTGCATTCGGTTCTAAGTTAGATTGTGATGCCGCGTCAGTGCCCACGTTCTTGACTGCGCGCACCCAGTAGTATCTGAGATCGCCTGGACTAACAGAATCAATTCCGTTTGCTTCATCATGTATAATCTTGCTACCATCAGTTTCGCCAATTTTTACTGCGCTGGAAAAGTTTGCATTAGGTGATGCAAATACATGAATGGTTGCAAAGTCGGAAGGTCGCCGGGGATTAACCCAATCTAGCTGGTTGTTTTTGAGTCCAGCAGTCGCGCTTAATCCACTTGGCGATGGGATGCCTCTGAACGCATCTGTAATTACCCCGGTCGCCGATATTGTTGAATACTCGGTACTTGTCGGATCTGCGTAGCTTGTCGCGGAGTCTTCGCGCAGCGTTAAATTAACGCCGCCATCGTCTGCAAAAGTCCATCCAACGCATTGAAATATTTTATCGTTCCAATTCAGCTCATCTATGCTGACCTGCACCCGATCACCAGCAGTGATGCGCAGCGCTGAAAGGTTAGCCGGGAACGTGACAACTTTTTGCTGGTCGCTCAACTGTATTAGTTTGTTTGCGATCCGTTGCGCTCCATATGACGAGTTCGTCATTGGAAACTGCATTTCTTTTTCCAAAACTTCGCCGTTGTCGCGCTCGACTGCGTCCGCAAGCTGCACTTTTGGAAATTCTGAGCTTTTGTGATTCTGCGCCGGATCGACAAACAGCCCTTTGATCGTGTTGAAGCGATCAGAGCGCTCAAACGATGTTTTGATGCCGATCGCACTTATTAAATCATCTTCGTTTAAAGACTGCGTTGGCGCTTCATAAATTCCAGCGCGCAGGATGTAAACGCCGTTGCTATAGACTAGCGTGCCGTTCATCGAGCTTAGAATTTTGTTGATGTTTGTGCGGTGGCTGTCAGTTCCGAAAAGCACGCCATTGCAGGTAAATCGGCTCTCAGTGCCACCGGGAACCGCAACAGAAACATCGCATCCATTTGCAGCGGTAACAATCGCTGGCCAATCGACTTTATTAGCACCAACGCCAAGTCCAAACTCGCTGTTAATTAAATAGTCGGCAAGGCAGAGCGCTGGGTTAGTCGAGTATGCGATATAACTTGCATTAGCTGGATTTGCACCCGCTGCGTTGCCAGCAGCAACGTCTAAGCGCGGATCATAGACCTTGCGTCCTTTTACTATTGCTTTGATATCGCTCGGGGCCAGTTGCTCCCATGTCTGTGCGCTGTCATCGTTTAGCGTCCACTTCATCGCAAGGTACGCAACGTTTTTGCCTTGATGCGCGCTGGTGTAATCGGAAAATGTGCTGACCATCATCGAGTCTGCTGCTTGCGTGGCAGTTCCAAGATGCTTGTTGATGACGCAGATGGTGCTGCCACCTTTTGGGCCAAAGTCGCCAGCAATGACGTTACCACCGGCAGCGTTGCCGCTATTGATTTGCGCGTCACTGATCAGCTTGTTGTCGAAATAAACATCTTTGATGTCGGTTACTTCGTGACCAGCGAGCGCAATAACGTGATACAGATCCGCGTTGTCAGTTCCCGCCATACCGATATAAGTGATCGGCCCAGAAACTAAAGTCTCGCCATAGACTGTCTTGAATGGTTCTGTCGTGCTTTTAACGGTGCGCTGTCTGCTTGCATCGCTGTCAACTTGCGGCATATCAACCGCAAACAGACTATTGACCGCTTTGCTCGCAACAAGCGCGGCACCAGCGACAACAGCGCCGCCTAGCGCGACCGCTGCACCAATGCCCAACGAAGCACCGGCTGCCAGACCACCAACGGCACTAGCAACGGCGATTCCAACGCCTTGAAGAAATATGCCCGCTGCTGCGATTACTGGTGGCATAGTTTCCACCCCGCTGCGATGTAATTGGCCGGGATTCGGCTAAAACCTTTTAGTGTCAAACATATCGCTTCATCACCCAGCTTTATCCCCATTAATTGCCCTGATGGAAATTTAAGGATAACCGGCGAGCCATCAGGCAATTCCGAAACGTTTTCTGTTGAATCGCCAAGCAATGCTGTAACCGTGTCTTCAAGATCGCCTTCTTTGTCGATGATCGCATACGCTTCTTTTTCAGTGCTGTAATTGAACGCCGTCAAATAATCTTTGCCAGTGGTTTCTCTTGCGATGAAGTTAGCAAATTGCACGCAATCAGCATCACCGTAATTGAAATCACGGCGCTGCCATTTGTTGAGTGCTGCTAAAACTTTTGTCTTAATCAATGTCTGTTCTCATGTGCGCCGTCTGTTTGTCCTCGACCGCCACCACCACCTGTTTGTCCCGGAGCTTTTGCACCCCAGTCAAACTTTGCGCCCGGTACATCTTGTATGTGACTAAAAAACAGGTCGCCGCTATGACGCTGCTGCTGCGCCGCGTTGGTGTACATCAAATTGCGACTGACGTTAAATCTCGACAGTTCCGATTCTGCAATAAGCTGGATCGCATCGCCGCCATCTGCGCCGACCGACACATTCATCTGATCCATAAACCCAGCCCAGATTTGGGTTGGATCAGCGATCAAAACATCATCAGCATTAAGCACGCCCAAATAGATAGTAACCGGGTGCATAAAATAATCTTCAGTGAGCGCAGCGCTGCTCATATCCGCGTCAAGTCCTGAAAGCGTCAGCGTGATCGCGTAGGGACTAACGTCCATGCCTTCTTCAACTTTGGATATAGAACCTAGCGAGCCAACGCCAAGCCAACTTTGACCACTCCAAATGTAAGTGCCGATCGAGTTATGCACATACACGGTGCCGCTTGGAAATTCCAGCTTGGCAAAGCTGACGATGCTAACGTGCTGTTGTGCCAGCGCGGTTGAAACTGCTGTTGGAAATCCTCGACTCACGCTAGAACGTCCTCAATAGCTTCGACGGTAAAGTTAGATACCAAACCCGGCGAAGTGTCCCAACTCGCTGAACTTGTAAGCATAAAAACGCCAAGCACTGGATAGTTGTAATCAATCGGGTCAAGACTATCAGTAGGCTTCCTTATTGGTGGCGCGATCGGGATGGTTATTGTCCCCAAACTGCTTGAACTGCAATCCTCAGTGACAATGTGCAACTCATTATTGAATCCAATGTAATCACCTGCCATTAAATAAAGTGCACGACTTTGCGTAGCGCCCGCAGCGTTTAACGTCGAGCCAGTTTGACCGCCACCGCTTACATACAATGGATCAGCCGAATTTGGCGCTGTCCCTCTGCGCCTATACCCATGATCCTGCACATAGAAGCGGTGCTGTTGACCGTTGAGCTTTGCAAGAAACGCTTGCATTGTTGCGCGATCAGCTCCAGTTAAATTGTTGAACTGCATGCTGATTTTCCACAGCGAACCTTTTCGCCCGACCGTTTGCACTGCGTTGGTCAGAGGGCTTTGGAATGTGCGCGTATTGCTGATCAACTCAAACGTGTTTGTAGCTGGTACGATCGAGGGGAATGTGTAAGTGGTCACGCGAATCTACCTCTGCGCATTAAGTCTTGGATTGATGCGATCGTTTGCTGCGATGACTGTTGCATTGCGTTCCTGATCTTCATCTCAATGCCAGCGTCTGCGCCTTTCGCGTCGATGTTGTTGACAACGGTTACACCACCACCACCAGCAGATTGCTTTTTCGTCAGTACCGTTTCGCCTGGGTGAAGTAGGGCGAATTTACCTCCGATGCCGTCCACGCCGCCTTGCCTTAATCCGTCTGGCACCTTGCCGCCGCCATCAAATGACTGCGCCTTGATCTGCGCAACTTGTCCAAGTCCAGACGCAATCGTTGCTGCGGCCATAATGAAATTGACGGGGGGAGGGTAGCTACTGAGCGCGAGGGTTGCGCCTTGATATGTTTGCATCACCGCTTGCGCGATCTGAAAGCTCTTATTGAGCTTAAACAGTTTTTCGTTGTTGCTTGCGATCGCACCAAACTGGTTGTTGAGTTCTCCGATAACAATTCCGGTGCGCTTGGTATCGCTTGCCGCCATAAAAGCATCGTACTTTGTTTGCGCGGCCATCTGTTGTTCTTGGAAAAACGTCATGCGCTGTAGTGCGGCAGCACCGTTAGTGTTTATATCGTCTAGCAATATTTTTCCGGGTGCGGCTGCCGCTATCACTTCGGCAGTCTCTTCTGCTTCCGCTCTAACCCGTTGGTAGGTCAAGGCGAGTTGCTCACTAGGTAACGCAGTACTTTTAAAGGCCTCTATCTTAGCCGTGAGCGCGTCAATGGCTTGTTGCGTTTCTTCGGCACCAACCACAACAGAATCGTTGCTGGTCAGCGTGCCATCATTCAGCTTCTTTCGCAGCGCGGTTAGTTGTTCATAATGTTGGCCGTGGTTGATCAGCCCTTTGTTCAGTTTTTCTTGCAGCGCCATTTCTTGTTTGAAAAATTCAGCTCTGCCTTGATCAGGGGCTAACAAGTTTTCGTACACTTGCTTCGCTTTTAAAGCTGCTATCTTAATGGAGAGTATGCCATGCTCGACCATCTGCACCGTGTCGAGAAATTTGCCGAAACCTATGACTAACGCATCAGCAACGTCTTGCCCGATATTTCCAAATCCCTCAGTGTCTAACGCTGCTTGGTAAAGATTGTTTGAAACGCTTTCAATGATCGGTGAAAAAGCGGTTGCTAGTTGGTTGCCAAGTCCAGTAAATACGCCTTTAGACTTCGTGACGGCATCGTTTGCCATCTCGATTTTTGCAGCATCGACCCTGCTCACGGTGATGCCAAGCGTGTCCGCTTCTTTCGCCATTTGCTCCAAGCCAGTAGAGCCCAAAGCAAGAGTGTTGACCAAACTCACGCCTTCAGAATCGAAGAGTTTCATAGCCAAACGAACTTTGTCAGATTGGCTTTTGACATCACCCATCGCATCAGCAATGACTTCCATCTGAACGTCTAGCGGGAGTTTTTCCAGATTAGCAGCGTTGATACCCAACTCGATCAGCGCGTTCTTCGCCTCACCTGTGCCGTTAGCAGCTTCTGACACTCTACGCGTCAATCTCTGCATCGCCATATCAAGCGTGTCAGATCCAACGCCGGTAAGTTCTGCGGCGTGTCTCAGACCGCCCAGAGCTTCAGTGGTAACGCCAATTTTGTCAGCAGTTTTTGCGAGGCTGTCGATATTCGACATCTGCATTTTGGTGAGTGCAGCAGCGGCTGCCACGCCTGCGGTTGCAAACGCTACCCCGATTTTTGCCGCACTTGCAGCTAGACGGCCTGCCGCTTGATTGACCGATTTAAACGCGGCAGCAGTTTTGTCTGTTGCGCTAATCGGAATGTTGTACCTAGGGGCCGCCATCGTCTTTTATCCTAAAATATGCTTGCCATTCGAGTAATTCGATGTCAGAGATTTTTTCAATTTCGCGAACCGTTTTGTGCAAGTGTTCGGCAAGCTGAAACACAAACAAACGACCCCGATCCGCTCTTAGTTTCCCTCTAAATCCTCTGATTTAGGTTGCAGTTCCGCAATTTCCCCGGCTACTCGAATCAGAGTATCTGGATCGACTGCGCGCAGCATCTCGAAGAGATCGCCCTTTGAGAAGATTGGATTACCAGCTCCATCAATTAGGTAATAAACTAACGAAAGCGCAATGCCTTCATCCATCTTGTCACCGGTCAGCTTGCTTTGGATCTCCATTTTCTTTTTGACGCTAATCTGAGGGCGCACAAAGAATTCCCCACCCCATTCAGGAATGGTTAGCGGTTTCGGATCTGCCGCAAGAATTTCTTGATAGTGCGCCTTTGCTGTATCAAGTACGCTCATCTTATGCGGTTCCTGTAGTCAGCGCTCCAGTACCCTGCAAGCTGATGCTCGCCTCAATCATGCCGTCATAGGACGAGTTTCGACTGTGACCAGTGACTAGCGCGTTGCCGCTGTAGTAAGTATCACCGGTGGCAGTTCCGTTCATTTGAAACTTGACGGCGACCTGATCAATTCCGGGTTGCAATGCAACTTGCCCATCCGTATCCGCAGGATCGAATAGCACATCGACGCTTGCAGTCCAGCTTGTGATGGTAGGCACATGCGTTGCGGCGTATGAACCCATCGTGGTGGTTTCAGCGGTTGCTGCACTTGCCTCGATGCTGAATGATTTTACTTCTGCAACGGTGCCAGATCCTGCTACTTCAATAGATCCGTCATTGCCTTTATGAGTTGCCATCTTGTTTGTCCTCTAGTTTTTTAACTTTCTTCAGTGGCTTGTCTTTCTTAACAACCACTTCATCTGCTGGCTTATAGCCAGAATTCAAATATGACTGCACATAGCTAGGATGTACGCCGATTGTCACTTTGCCGCTTGGCGATACCATTTTCATGTCAGTACCTACAACGCCACATCTGGCGCATTGTTAGCAGTGCGGTATTGCACCGTATAACTCATCGTTACAATGCCGATGGGTTGCTCACCTTCACCGGTCAATTCAATTTCCGTTGCAGATAAATAGCTGTCCTTTGCCAAGCTATTAATTGTTGTATCTGCCGCCATTGCGATCTCGACCTCTTTAGATATCAAATCCAATACGTCATCAAGATTGCTTGCTGTCTTTGCGTAACCTTCGATTACGAGGTTCAGTTCTCTGTCCACTTCCGGCTGCGCGCCCATCACATCAGGTGCGCTTGATTCGCTCGTCGTATACACCAACAGCCCCGGTAAGTTGTTAGCTGCTAGAGGGTAGACGCGAGACTGATACACCTTGCTGCTAGTCGTTGTAAGACCAGTCAACGTGGTTGCCACGCGCTCCCTAATTTGTCTGCGCACATGATTTGCCATCTACTGCGCCTCTAGCACGATCTCACTGATACCAGTTCCGTCAGGGCGCACCCCAACAACGTTATAATTTGTGCTGTCGATCTCGATCAGATCACCGTGCGCAATGCCAGGAACCTTCGACGTTTGCACTGTAATCACGGCTTGTTGCGTCTCAACGCCAACAATGTTTCCAACGTCTTCAAGATAATAATCGTGACGAAAAATAACAGTGATCGCACTAGCACTGCCCCCGCTTGGCGTATAGTTTGCTGCGGTACCGTGTTCAGATACCTCAAAAAATTCAGCCAGTTCTTCGAGAGCCATTGTTTAAGCCTACTTACTGCGTTTCGTAGTTTTGGGAGCATCTTCTCTGCCTGCACTTTTCTTTGCTGATGCCTCAACCGGCACAGCTTTTTTCATGCGAATAAGCATCAACGCATCTTCTTCCGTTAGGTCGTACTCACCACCGGCTTTGCAATCAAATCCAGAAGCGACAACGCCAACTAACACCTTAACCTTTGCCATCTTGTTAGATCCTTTAGAGGGGGAGTTGCCCGGCACGAGGCCGGGCGCGTCCTTAGTGCTTATCATTAAGCGCCTTTGGCAAATGATTCAGCGTGTCTTACGCCGATATCGACCATCGCGTGCAAACCAAGCGTGAGCTGTCCGGTTTGCGCGTTGCGCTCAGTGATCACTTCAATTGCACCAAACTGAGCAATCATTAATTGGCTGAAATCGCCAAGTAAGATTGTGTTTGCTGTCATGCTTGAAGTTGGATTTACCGAGTAACCCATGATGCTGTTATCTTCGGAAACAAACCGACCAGAACCGGAGTCCTTAGTGGTTGTTTTCAAAGTGCCAGCAAGAGCCGGAGTTGTTACAAACGCCATGTTTTGACCCATCGCATTGTCAGCAGATATTGCAGACTCGATGCTAACGATCTCAGCAAAGGTTGGTGCGCCGGATGAGCTGAATGACACACTACCAATTCCGGTTGTGGCCAAAATGCCTGTAGGCTGGTTGCTAGAACCAGTGCCAGCAAGTGCGGCTGCGTCGATTGCAACAGCGATTGACTTAGTGATGTCATCGCGTATCACGCTTTCAACTGATGGATCAGACTGAACCAACAAGTTGCGGCTGATTTGCACAAACGATGCGAGGTTCTTAGGCGTAAGTGATACGCTTGCGAACACTGGCTGTCCTTCAGTTGGCGCGCCATCTTCAGCAACCCAGTAGGTTGAAGTTCCGGTTGCTAACTTTGGAATTGCAACGTTGCCCTGGAGGTTGCTCATTACGCGAGCGCCCAATCGAGTAGTTACCATCGCAGCGCGTAAAGCGTCGATGAACGAAGCACCGTCGTGGTCAGTTCCGACCAGAAACCCACCGGCGTTGTTAGTGCCAACGGTTAGATCACGCTGTCCCCAAGACATATCGGCTGGCATGTAGAAACCACCTTGGCTGGCATTTCCAGAACGCTGACCAATTGTGTCGGAAATTTCTTTTTCCAGACCGGCTTTTGACCAATCACCTGATGCTGATGCAGAGATTGCGCGAAGTAAGCTGTAGCTTTCTTTTTCACGCTTGCCAAGATCAACGTTCAGAGGGCTTGCAATTTCAGGTGCTGCTTCAGGCTTGCGAGCCAGTTCTTTCTTTGTCGCTTCAAACGCTTCGCGCTGAAAGTGATCAAGGGCGAAGCCTTCGTTCATTGCTTTGTCAGCAAGTTCACGCAGGTACGGTGCATCCTTTGCCATTTCGTTGATAGTTCTTACTCGCACTTGCTCTTCTCTCAGTGCAAGTTCACGCGCTTCGTTCTTTACTACTTCTATATCTAGATTTTGATCTTCCATTTTTGGAGATTCCTTTTTTGCTAAATTGATAACACGGGTTAAATTGTCGCCTTCAACAGCGTTAGACCTTCCGACTCCTACCGCAACATCTGCGGGAGTGCTAACCAAACTAATTTCGTGAGGCATCCATCTGGTCGCTTCAAAAACTCGTTCGCTCCGCTCTTCCATTTCCTCGATAACATATCCAACCGAAACCCCGGTTCTTATGCCGTCTAAAACGTCTTGGTAATACTCTTCTGCTCTTTCGCTTTTTGAAAACCTGACCGTGGCAATGCCGCGACCGTCTTCGAGTTTGGCGTTTTCAATCACGCCGATTTGATCGTTCAAGTCATGATTCGCCAACAATGCTGCTTTGGTGTTCAAGCGCGTCAGGTCAACTGATTCGGGGGAGTGCGAAAGCACTTCAGTCCCAAACCAACGTTCGACCGGAGCCTCGCTAGAAAAGCTCAAAGTGATTGTTCGGTTGTCTTCATCGACGTTCGCCCGTTCAAAATTCATATGCCGGTTGAGTGTTCCGGTCTTAATCTCATTCATCTGTTTCGTCCTCGTTTTGCATAGGATTCACCGGCCCAAACTCGAGGCCAAATTCTTGCATCAATTCTTTTTCCTTCGCGCGCTGGTCAAACACTTCTTCCAAGTCTTTGCCCTGTGACGCTGCGATTGCTGACAAGCTAGTAACGCCTAACTCGTAAGCCATTTGATGCGATTGAAGCTCTTTAACAGGATCGACCCACGACCAACCACGCGGCACAAACGTTGCGTCTGCTGCGGTGCTACTCAATCCCAGGCGATTACGATTAAACTCAAGCCAAGCTGCAAAAATGGGTCGAATAAGGTGACATACATAGAACTGCTGCCACTTGCGCCAGTTGTCGCGTTCCTCGATAGTGCCAGCTCTGATCGAGCTGAAATTAACGCTCGTCAGATCGCTTGATAGTGCGTGGTAGGTTACGTTCAAACCCGTTGCAACGCCGCGTAGTACGCCAGCAACATAGTCGCTGTATGCGCTAACGGGATGCTCTGGCGACAATAGACTAAGCTCTACACCCTGTGGCAGCTCAGTAAATCCAACGCCATTGATAGAAGACGGCAGACCATAACCGTCAGCGTTTTCTTCATCATCGAGATAGTCGCCCGTTGGCGTTTTGTAGTACCCGACCTTGCTCGCCGCTAACTCTGCCGCTTTCATTTCCGCGCGCTCGTATCTGTTAAGCATTAGCAAGTGAATCATCACGGGTGCGAGCCATGTGGCACCGCGGATCTGGTTAGGGCGATCAGACTTGTATATGTGGATAATGTCCTCAGCCGGGACGCGCTCGTATGAATTGATATTTGGCGACTGAGTTGGCATGCCAAAGATCGACGGCACTTTGTTCGGTGGCATTTTCCACAAGTAATACGCAACAGGCTTACCTGCACGATCAAGCTCGATGCCCTGCACGATTGCGTTGTTGTCTTTTGTTGCTTCCCGATTTAATTCGTAATCGAGGAAATCAGCATCGTATAATGCGATTTTGAAATCATTTCCACGCACGATCCTAACGATCACCTCACCGTCACGCGCAACGGTTCTTGCAACCAGACGCTGGATGTCTTCCCAATCGAGTCGCCCATCGCGCGAACAGTTTTCGGCATACGTCCAGTTTTTAAACTCGCGCTCGATGGTGCGATTAACTCGCATATCCAATTTGCCGCGATTGGTGCGCGCTTTGCTTTGCAGCTTCACGCCTTCACCGATTACGTTGGTTTCGACTAGGTTCAGATACCGCGCCACATAGTCATTGTTCTGCTCAAGATCCCGCGCGCGCGCTCGCAGCGTCTCGCCCTGGGTGCGCAAGTCTTCGTTGATGCTTTTTACTTCCGTCACCCAGCTTTTGACTACTTCGTTGCTTGCTGCGTCCCAGCGTCTGGCACCGTTCATGATCGAACTCCAAAGCGCTTGCGTGTCTTGGTGTTGATCTCGCCAGCAGTTTGATCGCGCATTCTTTGCAGTTCCGGTAAGTCAACGTAGCTGAAGCTGCGGCCAGCGATTGAGTAGGCCGATGCTGTCTTTGTTGTGAGCGTTAAGATCGCTGCGTCTAAGTTCTCAAGACGCTGGCGCAGATTAGTGATCGGGTTGGTGGTCGCCTCATCACGATTAGCAAGTAGCTCGATTTCGCCACTGCCGATCGTAAGGCGCTCGCTGTCGCTGTTGCGCGTGATGTACGCCTGATAGGTATAGCGGCCAACCGTGTAGGCGGCAGTCGTGGAGCTGCCCACCTCGATGATGTAATCAAGTCCAGATGCGCTTGCGGTTATAGCGATCTCAGTCGCGCCAGCGCCTTGCAAGCGCAGGGCGTATTTCAGCGTGTATGCGGAATTCGCATACTCGGCATTAAGGTCGCTTCGCTTCCATGCCCATCGGTCGCCAGCTACAAGCTGAGTTGGCTCAGAGGTCGGATAGTTCGCAGAATCAAACGCATTTGTCATCGCGCCATGATCCAGAATGCTTTGTAAAATTTTTAGAGAAAAACTTTACAAATTAGACCAAACAGGAAAAACAGAAAAAACAGGAAAAACAGGAAAAACAGGAAAAACAGACCAAATAGGAAAAACAGAAAAAACAGAAAAAACAGGAAAAACAGAAAAAACAGGAAAAACAGGAAAAACAGGAAAAACAGGAAAAACAGGAAAAACAGGAAAAACAGGAAAAACAGGAAAAACAGACCAAAC